TAGCCAACAACAGGGAAAAAGTTCATTACTTTTCCTGCAATATTTGCCAAAGTAGCATCGGCTTTTAAGAATGTATTAACATCATATACACTAATTGGCATAATCTACCTTACCACATCTCTAGCACCAGTAGGTGCGCCACCACGGATGCCAAAACCCTGCTTCGCAAAAGAAATTTTTAATTCTTGCAAAAGAACCTGTCTTGCTATCTCCTGTATTTGCTTTCTTTTGGATGTGATAGCAACTTTTCTTACAGTTTGATAAAACTCTTTATACCCGGCGCTGACAGAAGCTGATCTTGTTTTCATTGCCAAACCCTTCTTTGGTACAATAAAACCACCACCCTTCTTTCCGGTAAGGAGAATTGCCGAAGCGATCTGTATATTCCCGCCATCTTTTCTCACATATTCTTTTGGATATGGTGTGATTTTCAAAACCATTCCAGTTGGACCATACGGTATAATTTCATATTGTAAATACTTGGCAGCCTTACCAACTGGAAGCACTGCCTGTTTAATGCTTCTTTTTGCACCCGCCATTCCTGCAGCCTGAGCATACTGAACTCTCACTGGTAGAATTGAATAAAATATAGCGGCAGTTTCCAATTGAAGCGAAGCTGTTCTGTTAATTCTGATACTAAGCATTCTCAACAACCTTCCTGCAAGTCAAAAGAACTTGCCTAACCTTTCCATTAAGGCCAGTTTGTTTATGAATATTAATGATTTCAACTGGACCAGCTTCTATAACATTTCCAAATCTATCAACAACATTTTGGATTCTGTTATTGTAAATAGCATAAGATTGATCTTTGTGAGAAATGTAAAACTCAATTTCATCAACATTGTCTATATATGGATAAGTCCTTCTTTCTGAAGACATCGATTGAAAAAAAGCTTTTATAGTTCCAGCCTTGGTGTATGACATTGTTTTTTGACCAGCATCATTTACAGAAGTGGTGCGTGTGTATACATCAATACTATGCGATAGTGGTAGATATGTTCCTCGTGACATGATTAGACAACATAGTCCATAATAAACAATGTGTAATCCATGAGTAGAACATCAGCATCAATATTCCCAGTTGATTCATAAAATGATGAATCTCTTCTCATTTCGTATTCAATGGTGTCCATGTCAACTCTAGAAATACCATGCCTTCTAAACTCAGAGTCGTCATTCATCATATCTTCCAACAAAAGGTCTGCTGCTTGCTCAATATTGTTTGGCACAAACTGCCAACCAAAATCTCCTTCAATTGTGAAGAAGTCATCTGATCTAAATTTAGCCGTTGTAATAATTGTTTGAACGCTATCAAGAGTTGACCTTCTGTATTCAATATAATAAGAACTACCGAAATTGTGCGGCTCCTTTGATTTTTGAATACTGGTATACGAAGGGTCTGAGGAATCAAACAGTATTGCTTCATCGTCCTCACCGACATTCATGGTTACTTTTGTTAAAGTAACAACTGGGTAAGGAAGATGTAAAGTCTTCTTGTTAGTTCCTGAAATGACAAAAGATTTATCAAGATACCTTTCAAAACTTTGACCACAAAATGTATTGATAATGTTTCTTACTTTCTTCTCCATTTTATCAAACTTGTCATACCAGTCATCTTCCAGTTCCGGATGGTCCTCAAAGAAGGTGTCAGCCGTGATGTAAGGGGTGTAGACATTTATATATTGAGATTTCGTATAAGAAGTGCCAGATACAGTATATGTAAAATCAGCACGATGCCTGCCTGCTGAATTAAAGACATAGTGTCCAGAAGCTTGCTGTCCATATGTTATTGTGTAAACTCCAGCAGACGCTCTTGTTGCTGCGGTTGGACCGGTTACTAAATTCCCAAACTCATGATACAGGCTAACAGACACTGCGTTCGATGTAGGGTCAGAAGGAAGCGTCAAAGTCAGTGTCTTGCTTGTATCAATCTTTACATCTTCCATAATTCAATTATAACAGTATTACTGTTTTTCAGCCTTTAAAAAGTCTGCATTGCTAGTGACACTTCAAAGTCATTTAAATCTTCACCTAGCTGGGTTGTACTAAAAGTTCCGCTAATGTCAAAAGAAACGATAGTGTTACTTGAGTCTTTATAAAATAAAAGACCATCGGCATAGTTAATAGCAAGCTCTCCTACCTCAAGCGAGGTGGGAGCACTATTTGCTGTACCTGAATTTTTAATTTTAATTACATTAGGCATTAAAACCCCTTAATTAGAAAGTACCACCGTCAATAGTAGCAGTGTTCGCAGCAAGCGCTGTGAGTTGCGAGCTGAAGGCTTGAACATTAGATCCAATCGCAAGACCCAATGCAGTTCTTGCACCATCAGCAGTTGTAGAACCAGTACCACCGTAAGCGATACCAATAGCAGTACCTTGCCATACACCAGTACCAATTGTTCCTACAGATGTAAGACTTGAGGTAATAACGCTTGAAGCCAAAGTTGTATTTGAAAGCACTGCCGATCCGCCAATATAAAATGACTTGCCAGCAACAATGTTGAAATGCTCCGAAGATGTCCATGCATCTGTTGCATCAACCCAGTTCAATGTCTTGTCTGTTGCACCAAGAATTGTGATACCAGCGCCATCGGCAGTTGTATCTGTTGGTGTCGCAACATTGGCAAGAACAATGTTCTTATCCTCAACAACGAGTGTTGCTGTGTTAAGAGTTGTTGTATTGCCTTGAACAGTCAAGTCTCCAGTAACAGTCAAGTTACCTGGTGTTGTGATATTTGCTGCCAAAGAAATCGTTCCAGCGTTATAAACAATTTGGTTTTCAGTACCAGACAGAGTTGGGAGTGAACTGTCAACATATGCCTTTGTAGCAGCGTGTGTATTGGCTGATGGGGTAGGAACAATTACAGTACCAGAAAAAGTTTTATTCCCAGTAATTGTTTGGTTTGTTCCTAGAGTTGTGTATGCACCATAACCACCAATCGCAATAACGGATGTTGCACTGCCACCAGCGCCACCAGTGCCTGTGCCGTAGTACAAAACATTGTCTGCTTCGTTAAATGCTAATTCTGCATTCTCTAGACTTGTTGGTGCACCCGCTGCTCCAGCAGATGACCTTCTTTTAATTCTCAGCGTATTCGCCATTAGTAATTTCCCCCATCCATTAATAAATCGGCTGCACTATGAACATGATCTGCCCTAGCCGCCAAAGTGCTCACACCAACAACCCCACTTCTTGCAACATCAGTGACTGTTGTAGCTAAACTTAAACTTGCCAAATTGATTGTTCCTGAAGTTTGTGTTAATACCGTAGTGTCATTTGTCTGTACCGTTATTGCTGTAATTTCAGAAGCAACAGTGACATTTGAGACATCAGTAGAAATAGAAAGCGATGTGATATCGCTATTACTTACTTGAACAGTAGTGATATCACCAGCCATTACCTGCTGACCTCACCAGTTATCGTTGCTGTTCCAGTAATTAATGTTGTAACCGTTGAACCATTAGTTTCCTGAAAGTCATAAACATAAGTCCCCGCAGCAATATTTGCTGTCACCGCAGATGTCAGCGACAAAACAACAATCCCGTTGGCACCATTCGTAATTTGAGATGTAAATGTAGCTGCAGCTGTTTCAGAATTTCTTTTTTTCCTAATTTGTCCAGTATAAGTCCTAGTGGAAATATTAACATTGGCATTAGCGCTATCTTTAATACGCAATTCATGAGCATAAGTATCGCCCTGATAAATAGTAATATTTCTAGTTGCAGCCATAATATCTCCTATAAGATATTATCAAAGATTAGTTATGCCAGCAATGCAGCCCATGTAGGCTGATCAACATTACCAGTAACTGGAATGCCTTTTGCTTTCTGGAATTGCTTAACAATCTCTTGTGTTTTAGGACCAAAATCTCCATCAGGCTTACAAGCAAAGCCGTGCTTATCAAGAAGTGACTGAGCTTCTTTCACGGCTTTACCCTTATTATCTTTTACAATATTTGGTTTATTAGCCGCCGCTACAACATTGGCTGCAGGAGTTGCTGCCTTCTGTTCTGCTGCAGCTTTCTGTTCCGCAACTGAACCAAATACACTACCCGGCTTTGGATTACGAGCAACATAGTCTTTGACTGCTTGCGGTACTGCATCACCACATACATAACGAATATGCCAAGGCTCTGAAGGAACTACTTCCCAACTCCACCCGAACTTTTCAACATTGGCAATCAACCAATTAATTCTTTTCTTCTCTGAGG